CGACCAACCGTAATGTTATAAGTAGAGGCACTTCCTGTGCCATCTATTATTTTAACCTGGTTTCCAATTGAAGGGGAAGCTGGTAAAGTTACTGTGACTACTGCTGCTGAGCAATCAACAAAGACATTATCACCGTCAACTGCTGTATAGGCTGTACTTTTTTCTACCCAAGATTCACCTAACCCAGCTAAACTGAATACATCGTACCAATTCGTTCCGTCTGTCGCGACGATACGCATTTTTCCGTTGACCACGGACATCGTATTTCCACTTGCTCCCAGGCGCAGCGTTAGAGCATACCCCCCGGAAGTATTATTATAAACCATATAGGTTTTTGATGTAGCGGGGAATTGGACAACACGAACGGCTGTCAATGTACCCGATAGAATAAGAGTATTTTGTCTGGCTTCGTTATTAGCCTGGGTTTGAGGACCATCCCCATTAGTAAGAGTAGTATCGGTATCAGTTAAAGTTTTGGCATAAACGCCCGCGATGGAATATTCAAAAACCTGTGAAAAATTATTATTAGTGACTGTCCCCCATGTTCCTGACTCTTCGCCAGTGGCCATGAGTTCTGTTCTTAATCCTGTCGAGTATGTTGAGGGCATAGCTTGTTATTTAACACCTTTTATTAATAAATGAAAACATTTTATGCAGCCAAGGATACATTTTTCCAATCCGCAGTTTGACTGTCGTCTACGATGGACCAATTGGTTATTCTTAAACTACCCACTGAGGAAGTCAACTGATTTCCAGTTGGTTCTACAAGAGCCCCTGCAGCTACCCCCGCATCTCCTACACTTAAAGTAGCAGAAACACCTGTGAAAGTATAAATAGTTTCTTGGGTAACATCTCCTTCGGAAACTGTTGCCTCCACCCCTGTGGGTTGTGCTTTGGCCGGAGCCGTAGCATCGCCTACCGCAGCCGTTAGAGCTTGCCCTGTAATAGCAGGTTGGGTAGCAATATGAATAGTAACATCATTAACCGAAGCCGTAACAGCATGTTCAGGAGCAGCAACAATAGTGATATTATTATCTCCGCTGACAGCATAAGTGCCAATAGTAAAAGTAGCAACCTGGGAATCTGGTGTTTGATTAGCATCTCCCGTAACAGAAGATACATCTTCGGTGCTGGCTGTAGCAGATTGACCTGTAACACTATTAGTAATTCCTTCAGCTCCCCATTGTTGGTCTCCCCAACCAATAGCAGCTCCAGTATTAATATCTGTGTCACGGTTCCACCCTGTAGTTTTTGAAACAGATTCAGTGGTATCCCCTAGACCAACGGTAAGATTGGTATTAACACCTGTAACTTGAATGAATTGACCGGTCCCGGCTGTAATTTGCCCAATAGTCCAGTCTAGTTGCTCGCCTGTAAGATTAACTAAAGCAATACCAGTAGAAGTAGCATCGCCTGCCGTAGCAGTCGTTGATTGTCCGGTAACAACAATAAATTGATCAGTAGAAACGCTAAAACCGGTTCCTAGAGTGACCGTAGCACTTTGACCAGTAACATTAATAGGAGCATATTCACTCCACGCACCTGAGCCCCACGTTTCACGTCCCCAGCCTTGAATACTGGCCATCTAGCCTCCTAACTAGGCTATGCGCAAGATAGCACTATCGTCTTCAGCAGCAGGAAATGAAATTGTAAAAGTTCCAGCAGTGGAAGATTTAACTCCACCAAAATCCAATATACATACTGCAGCATTAGTTGTTAAACCTGATACAGTTGAGTTATTGTAAATTACCGCAGCCTGGGCTGATATCGTTGCTGAAGTAAAAGACACATCCGCAAAATCTACAACCGCAGTTGTATTATCTAATTTAGGATAAGTCGATTCTACAGTAGCAGCTCCACCACCAGCAGTATACGTTCCAGAATTACCCACTTCATCTGTTGTTTCATAAGCCGTTGTTGTATTATTCAACGTTACTTCAGAATCAAAAAGCGCTAATTTGAAAGAATTGCCAGTAGATGCGGTAAAATCTTGCAGACCCTTTAATATTTCGGTCTTAAACGATTTAACAACACATTGTTCAATAGCCATAGTTTCTCCTTAAAAGTTATGGTTGGACAGATTCAAGAGGTATCCTCAAGACTCCATCAAAAAATTCACTGCGTCTTCGTCGTCCCTGTTGTTCAATGGCAAATACTTTCATTGCCTCTTGAAAAGATTGTTGGTACATCTGCAACATATCAGCAGGGCCTTTCAAAAACTTATAAGCTTCAACCAGGCATCCATAAAGAAGAACATCATTACCGTTGGTACTCAACCAAGTTGAGCCCGACGCTCCCGCGTCCTTTAAGCTATCTGGCATCTTATTTAAAGCAAGCTCTACTATAAATCCCGAACTTGGTGTGGGAGCGAGGTAAATAGTATCATTATCCCAATTTCCATAATACTTAGGTAACCCCGTTGTATTTCTATTCTTATTATATTCTGTAAGAAAAGACAAATCTTTTTGAATTAAAAATGTTCTGTTGGCAGCGCTATCTAAAACCTGAATCCAATCCACACTAATAAAAGTAGTAGAAATATCACCAGGCATAGAGAGAAAAGGATTATCTTTTGTAAGATTTCCTGTTTGATGACTTCTCGATACATCGAGATCAATAGTCCTAAATATACGTTTTTCGGTGTTATCAATCATCGTTCCTATGACAGAATCACTCAGAACGTTGCTTGTAACTTCCGTATAGTCTCGTATTTCTGTTTGAAGTTCGCTTAATGTTGTCATGTTATGGTGTAATTGTTACTGGTCCAGCACTGACTGATCCTCCGCCAGCTTCACCTGTTATGCTTGGGGAAGTTGTAGAAACAAAAGTATAAAAATTATCATCTACCTTTGTAATAGTATATCCATCAGCATCTTCTATCTCTGATGCCAAAATTCCAAAAACCGTTGAGGAATCTCTAAATCGAACAACATCATCTGTAGCTCTCCCGTGATCAGGAGAATAGACCGTAATGGTTGTATCACTCGCTGTTGTACGAAAAGGATTGAGTGGTAATAAAACAGGCACCGCAGGCGCTACACGCGAGGGCCTTGGATTACGAAGAGCAATCGGATCATTACCAATATGAAAAGGACCGAGCTGTGGTTGTTTAGGTTCATATTCTGATTGATGAACAATAAAACCATTCCACTCTTTCCGCATTTCCAAATAGGGAAAAGCTACTCCACTTCGGTCTGAAATTCTAAGCGCATATTTTCCTTTTGCAAATGCCATTACATAATCCTCTTTTCTATTGCTCCGCCTTTAGATCTCATATCTATATTGAGCTCTTTAAAAATATCATTAATGGCAATGTCCAAGGCATCCTGATCATTTAGTTCTTTGGCATCAAAATATGCCTGGAATAATTGTGCAGCTCTATCTGTTCTAGCCATTAAAATACTCCCAAATATCCTTGTGCAGGAACAAGATGAATACTTGCCCTGGTTGCATCTTCTGCAGCAGCTCTAGCAAATTCTTCTTCATATACCTGCTTTAATAATTGTACACGATCAGGAGCTTTTTTCATAGCTATATAGTAAGCTAATCCTGCGCACATACACGGGATAAATCTAAAAGGTAGATCTACATCATTGCTGTAAGCTCCCGCATCTTCAATTCGACGCAAAGCATAATATTTAAACGTGTAGGTTTTTGTGTCATCAGGAGATGTATAAACATACAAAGTTGGTATTAATGTTCGTTCAAAATACCACTCCGATGGCATTCCTGTTTCTGTTTTATTAGGAAGGTCCAGGTAAGCCATACGACTAATACGATCAACCGCATAGTCATTAGTTCCATTATTAACAATCGCCGATAAGATATCAACGATGCCTTGTTCTTCCGGAGAGGAAAAACTGTAATTTGGTTGACTAGCTACAAGTGTTTTAGAACCCTGAGTAATTTTCCATAGGTTTAATCCACGATTTGCCCATTCCGAGAATAAAATATTCAAAGAACGGCGAGCCGTGTCTAAATCATATCCTTTACGGGTTTGTAACCCACAGCGCTCAAACGC